GGATTTGAGGAAGGAATAGATAGATTAATATAATGATAATTAATAATAATAATAATAATTTAATTAAATATAAATAGAAACCTTTTATTTATAATTAAAATGATTTATATTGATTTGATGGGTGGATTAGGTAATCAATTATTTCAAATATTTTGTATAATATCATATTCATTTACATATAAAGTACCATTTAAAATAAAAGCAACAAAATGGGATAATTTCTCTCCAGTAGATAATATATCAAAGAGACCAACATATTGGGATAATTTTCTGAATAGTTTAAATATTTTTTTATATGATGGTAATATAAATTTACGAACATGGAGAGAACCAGATTTTACATATAATATGATACCACATTATCAAGAAAATTTCCGAATATTTGGTTATTTTCAATCATATAAATATTTTGACCAACAATATGATAATATTATTAGATTTATTAAATTGGAAGAACAGAAACTAGAAATTAGAGAGAAATATGAAAAGTATTTGAATTCTTCAGGGAAAAAATTAATAAGTATGCATTTTAGGATTGGTGATTATGTAAAGAGGCCGGATGTGCATCCGGTTTTAGAAGTAGGATATTATATTTCGGCTTTAAATTATTTATTTAAGAGTGAAGAAAATATAGAAAATATAGAAGAAAAATATGATATTCTATATTTTGGGGAAGAGAGGGATGATGTGAAAATAAAAGAGAATATTCGAAATATTCGAGATGAATTTCCAAAAGTTAATTTTATACAATGTCCATATGATGTGAAAGATTGGGAACAGATGTTAATGATGTCAATCTGTCAACATAATATAATAGCAAATAGTACTTTTAGTTGGTGGGGAGCTTATTTAAATTCAAATCCAGAAAAGATTGTTTGTTATCCAAATGTTTGGTTTGGACCAAACTGTTGTAATAATTCAACCAGAGATTTATTTCCGGAAAAATGGGTTAAAATATTATAATTTATTTATACTAATATTATATATGCTAATGAATTAAAAATAGATAAAAATAGAAACATAGAACAATGGCATTGGCCGAAATTTAAAAATAGAGAATTATTTAAATTTATACAAAATAATAATTTATTATTTTCATCAAGCATACATGAAGGATATTGTTTTAATTTAAGTTTAGTTAAAAAAATAGTTAATTTTTTAAATACCAATTATTTAATTAAAAATAATCTATTTATTTTTAATGGCTGTGTAGAAGAATTTGCATTACAATCAATTTCTATAAATTTAGAAAATTATTATTATCATATTGGAAATTCTAGTCAAACAGATAATATTAATAATCTTAGTCAAGATAAATTTGTTTATAAAGTTAATAGAATTTAAATATATTTTATTAATTGATTTTATATATATGATAAAATCAATTAATAAAGAACCAAGTTTTGTAGAAGAAATTTTCCTTCCAAAATACTATCATAAATTAGGCATACGAAAAGACACATACTTAAAAATATTTACATTATTAGAACAAAAAGAAGAAAAAAATTATTGTATAATTGAAACGGGTGCTTCTAGAGGTGGTAAAAATGATCTGGCAGGTAATGGAAGTTCTACTTATTTATTTGATAAATTTATAAATTTTTATAATGGTATAGTCATATCATTTGAATTAAATAAAGAGACAGTAAAATTAGTAAACTCAGAAACAACAAATAAAACAAAAGTTATATGCTTAGATAGTATAAAAGGTATTTCTTCATTAATGCAAAATAATATTTATGAACTAGATCTATTATATTTGGATAGTTTAGATACTAAATTTGATAATGATGAAGAAAGTTCTAACCATGCATTAAATGAATTTAAATCAGCAATTTTTTATTTAAAAAATAATTCATTAATATTTGTAGATGATACACCAAAAAATATAAATTTATTACCGCCATGGGTTAAAAATGATAAAAATAGAGGTGGTAATCCTAATTATATAAATTCATTAAAATTTCCATGTGGAAAAGGTAGAAAAATATTGGAATTTATAAAAGATAAAAATAATTTTGAACTTATACAACATGAATACCAAATTATTTTAAATTATAAAACAAATGATTTTGTACCAAAAATAATACACAGAACATGGAAAACTAAAGAAATAGACAATAAAATATTTAAACCACAATGTACTGAATCATGGAAAAAGCATAATAGCAATTTTTCATTTTATTTACATGATGATAATGATAACAGAAATTTTATACTAAATTATTATCCATGGTTTATAAATATATATGATGGTTATAAAAAAAATATTATGAGGGCAGATGCTGTTAGATATTTTTATTTATTATATTATGGTGGAATATATGTTGATTTAGATTTTGAATGTTTAAAACCATTAGAACCATATATCAATGGAAAGTTTCATCTAATTACAGATTTAAAAGATTGGGTTTCCAATGCATTTATGATATCTGCACCACAACAAATTATATTTAAAAAAATTATAGCAGAAGGTTTATTAAAAAATTATAATAATGAAAATGTATTATTTTCTACTGGACCCGGTATGATTAGCAAACTTTTATTACCAAAATATTATACTTTATTATCACAAAATGCATTAGATCCAAAGATATTTTATCCTATTAAATATAATGAACCTTTTGATATTAATTATAATAATTTAGATGAAGATGTTGTCTGTGTACACCATTTTGCAGGATCTTGGCTTAAATAAATTAAATAAATTAAATAAAACTTATATAAAGTATATATACAATGGAAACATTTAAAACTCCACATGGATTATGTACCTTATATAGTAATGAAACTTTTATTATTAATGATTTTAGAAAAGGTAAATGGAAGGATATTGATAATATGAATTTATTATCTAAGTATATTGATCCAAACCGCAATATTTTAGAAATAGGAGGACATTGTGGAAGTTCTAGTATTATTTATGCTTCATTTTTAAATAATCAAAATAAAATATATGTTTATGAACCACAATATAATATGTATAATTTATTAGTTAAAAATATACATCAAAATAATTTAGAAAATAAAATTATCCCCTTTAATTATGGTGTATTTTGTTATAATGGAAAAGGAACTATGAATAATATTGATTTAGATGGTGGTGGTGGAGTAGTGTCTAAAAGATATAATGATGAAAATGACTTGAAATGTAATTTGGAGGAATTGGGTTAGGTTCTAGTGGTGAAAGTATAAATTTAGTATCCATTGATAGTTTGAATTTAGATAATATTGGTTTTATTCATTGTGATGCACAAGGTTCTGAAAACTTTATATTTTCACAGGCAACAGAAACAATTAAAAAGCACAGACCAGTTATATACTATGAAAATAAAGAACATTATGGTAATTATTTATTTGATAATATATGTAATACATATCCAGAGTTTAAAAATGAATCTGTTTTTGATATTAAAAAATATTGTACAGAAACATTAAAGTATTCGAAATTTATTAATAAATTTAATAATGGTATTGATTCATTATTAATTCCATAATATATGAATATTAATAATTATATATTAAATTAATATATAATTAATATTAATTTAGTATATATACATACAATGTTAAATTTAGAAGAAATTTTTAATAAACTAGAAAATTATGTTATTATTAAATTTGATAAAAATTTACCAAAATATAATATTAATGATGATGTAGATATATTAACAAACAATATACATAAAAATAAAAATATTATAATTAATTGGTATGATAAAAATGTTTTTTTCCATAAAATTATCAACATTAATAATTTTCACATACAATTAGATTTATATAAAAAAGAACAAGTGAACAAACTTCATTTTAGGTTTGATTTGTTTGAAAAATTACATTATACAAAATTTTCTCTCAATGATAATATTTATCCATTAATTTTACATAATAAAATACACAACGGTATATCTTATGTACCTTCCTTATTAGATGATTTATCATTACGATATTGTGAATATATTGAATATATTAATGTTCGTCCAGATAAAATTAAACATCTTAATTATGTTAATCATTATAAAGAAGAATTTTATAAAATTAATAAGGGTGAAAATAATTGTAAATTAAATTATAAAAATACAACACCTATGTATAATAGTATAATAGTATGGGGACATGGTATAGAATATATTTTAGATATTATAAATACTATTAGTAATAGTATAAATTGTACTATATTAAATATAAAAAGAGGGAGTATAAATAATTATGAAAATTTTATCAAAAATATTTATAAATTAGAAATGGTGAATAGCAATCATATTTTTAGTAAAACAGAATATTTGAAATCTGTAAAAAATGAGTATTTTCATATTTTAATCAAAAATTATGGGTGTAGTATTAAACAATATGGAGAAGGAAGTTTCAAAGTTTTTGCAGATGAAAATATAGTAAATTTAAAATGGAAATTAAGAGAGAAATATAATCCAAGATTAAAAAATATTAATTTACAGCCGTCAAAAAATTTATCACCAGGAATTTCACACAATCATATAATTCATATTACTGATTCAACTGAAGAATGTATTCAAGTATGTAAATTTTTATTAAATAAACAACCTCAAGAATTTGAAAATAAAATAGTAAATGATATAAATATTCCGTGGCATCTTGGAATACCAAAAATTATGAAAAAAGTAAATATTAATATTGACAAATTATATATTAGATTAGCAAATGATCCAAATAATTATAAAATTATAGAGTCCCCACATTATAAATATGTATGCAACGATAAAAACGCATATATAAATTATTACACAAAATATATGGGTATTTATTTACAAGATAATCATACACCACAACAATTTGATAAATTGATTGAAAATTTTAATCCTAATACTTATAACTTAGAAGAACAAAGATTAATTATAATTAACAATAATTTTCAAGTATGTGATGGAGTTCATAGATTATCAATATTAAAAAAAAATAATATAGATAATATTAATGTTATAATGATGTAAAACTAATTATAATATATATAATATATTATGAATAATATATTATATATATTTATATCACATCAAAATAATATTAATAACATTTATGATAGAATTAATAATATGATGGATTCCCATAACAATACTAATTATATAGTAGTTAAAGGCGGAGATATATCAAATAATTATAATCCAGATTCTAAAACATTATCAATTAATTGTAATGATAAATATGAAGGACTACCAGAAAAAGTATTAAAAACATACAAATATATTGTTGACTCATCTAATTTTGATGAATATAGTCATTTTATTAAACTAGATGATGATATGGTAATTAAAAAGTTAATTGAATATAATGATATAAAAGAGCTAAATTATGGAGGAGTTATCCATAATAGTGAAGGCGATAGAAGATGGCATATTGGCAGATGTTCACCAACATCATATTTTAATAATAACAAATATTCTGGAATATATGTTACTTGGTCTAAGGGTGGATATGGATATATTATTTCTAGAAATGCTATGAATTTAATAAAAAATGATTCTACATATAAAAATGTAATATATGAAGATTTATATATTGCAATTTTATTAAAAAATAATAATATATCCCCT